ATTCATTACTGATTTTGAGTTATAAGAAATTTATTGCAAAATTTCGCTACAATCGTAATGTCTTAATAGCAAGATCTTCAAAATTCCCATGATTATAAGAATTTTGAATAATATAATCTCTTTACAAACAGTTACAAAAAACAAATTAACAACAATTCAAACAAGAGATGTTGCGGAACAGAATTTTATGTATGATTCTCCTCCGCTTACATCTTGTGTTAAACAAGAGATGCTTTATGATATTTCACCTATGTGGGAAAGACCGATATCATTAGGTACAGCAAATTGGTCTACAGCAGATACTAGATTTAAAATATTGCAAGTATATGATTTAATGTCTAGTTATTTTAATGCTACACCATCTTTTAGGTCTTTTTTAAAAAATTATGCTTTTTATAGATGTCACGCTTGCGCTTATGTGACAATAACAGGAAGTATTAATCATCAGGGAGTTCTTTTAGTAGGAGCAACTCCTGCTTCAGAATTAGCATGGGATGCTGGTCTGAGAGGAGAGGATGTTATAAATGCTCTATTAACAGGGCCGCATTCTCTATTAGGAGCTAATGAAGCTTCTTCAACATGTGTAGAAATTCCATTTTTTGTTGCAACCGATTTCTTGACTATGGAAGCTAATACAGGAGGGGATGTTTCCATTCCCGATTTATATGCTCAATCAAGAAATCCGTACGCAAAGTTAGTTATTATGTGCTTAAATCCTCTTGTAGCAGGAGGATCAGGTTCAACTACATTGACGGTACAAGTTGTGATCAAAATTAATAAATTAGAAGTATATGTTCAAACTCCATCTGATCCGACATTTGTAACACCACCTACTTTGTTAGCTGAAAGTTTTTTAGGTCAGGTTACTACTTCTACTTTTGATAAAGCTTCAGACTTTTTAAAAACTACTAGTTCAGATTTTATTGACGCAATGAGATCTACGGTTAGACAATATACTGGCTTACATAATCCAAATAAACCTGAATTAAGTGATCCTATGTATATGAGCAGTAGAAATCGTGCAAATGTTGTTGATAAGCCTACTTTTTATGAGAAAATGGATCCGTATTATGATTTTACAAGATTAACAAAAGATTCAATTTTTCATACAACACAAGATGAGATGGATTTAAATTATATTTTGTCAAAACCTCAATATTTGGGTACTTTTCAAGTTCAAACAACGGATGCTGTAGGAAAACTTCTTTGGATTCGTCCGATTTCTCCTTGGCAAGGAGGATCACATTCGGGTGTTTCAATTAGTAATAATATCGAACGTTTGTACTATTTAACTCAAGCTTGGTCAGGAGACATGGAATTGGTAATACAATCAAGTATGACTAATAAGCAAAACGTTAAATTGATGGTTTCAAAAATATATGGTTTAGACCGTAGGATTTTAACTCAATATCCTGACTATGTATCGGCTAAATCTGGTATTACTAACATTTTGGAATTTTCAGGAGGTAATCAACAACAAGAAATTACTCTAGATTATTTGAGTCGAAATCAAGTTTTGTATAATACTATAGATCCAAATGCTAATGCTTTATTGCATGGCATGTATTATATATATGTAAACCAACCTCTAATCGTAGCAGATGATGCGCCTTTAACCATAGAATTTAATGTTTATATGCGATGTAAGAAGAATTTTAGATATTATGGTTATGGAATGCGTCCCGGATTTTCAACTTATCGACCTAAACTAAACGTATATACTCCACCATTAGCGATGATTGCAGAAAGTGGTAATCAACCAGTGATGAATGCTCCAACTGATAGTACTCCTTTGTTAAATAGAGATATGGGTACTACTGAAATACAACAAGTAGTAGAAAGAATGTATCCTGTTGAAAATTTAAGAGATTTGACTAGAAGATTACAACATACTGGTAGATTTACGGCAATCGTTGATTCAAATGGTTCGTATTGTGTGTGTTTACCTGTTGCAGCATTAATGGGATTGTTTCCGACAACACCAGTTCATCAGAGTGCGAATCAACATTTAATGAAAATGTTTTTAGGTGTAAATGGAGGATGTAGATTAAAAATTCGTAGCTTTGATTCCTCTAATCATATGGTTCAATATTATCCACCAACAATAGTTAGTCCTGCCTCTACTGGAGCAACAGGAAACAATTTCTTAATTTCAAGTACAATAGATTATATAGATTCACCTTTTATCAATATTAATTATTCAAATATCAATGGAGCTCCGTTTGTAGAAATTCCAACTAGTTGGACAATAGATATGAAAGCTAAAGAAACAGGTTCAGTATTAGACATTCATATTCCACATACCACCATGTATCATTGGTGGGGTGGATTAGGATGGACGTTGGATAATGAACTTATTCAAGGATATCAAACTTTGGTTAATAACATGGGATATTTGATTGTTACAGGAGTAGGAACGCCAGGTGGAATTGCTGATTTTGAAGTTTTTATGGGATTGGATGATGAAGCTCGTTTAGGGTTTCATACTCAATGTCCTGTATTAACTATTCCAATTTCAGTAACTGGTGGACCTAGTAACACAAATACTTATGCTATTCCAGAATTGGTTCCAATAGGAACTGGAGCGGTTCAAATCAGATATACACAATCACCTTCTTTATATTTTAGTACTTTAAATACAGCTTTTAATCAAATTTTAGTTCCATAATTAAATTTCTATTATATTTCTTTTATTCGATTATTATTAAATATTCTATCATATATATATTATTTCGAGAATTAACATTGGTAATTTCGGGTATAAATGAGCTAAATAGTAAGTATTCGTGCTGAAATGGATCTCTCCCCTAGTTACTGGTATTTTGTTGTCGCTACATTACTCAATATTAGTCTTTGTTTAAAGTGTAGGACGGGTGGGATAGTTTTAGGAAACCAACCTGCCACCCCATTTCAAAATAAGTTTTGTAAGACTAATTGAAATTACCATCGGAAATAAAGTAAATACGAGTTAAATTAATACCTGAAGATATGTCTGAACTTCGAAGAAGTAATATGACGATATATCGTAACAGATTAATGACACTGCCAACATTTATTTATTTGCCTGTAATGGATAAGATGTTCTTTGATTCAACTTTAGAGATGGTCAATGTGTAATATGCAAGTTTCAAATCAAAAATCGATAAAATTATTTAATGATAAATGTAAATCAAACTTATTCTTATATGACGCAAAAAGAGCTGTGTTAATAAGAGTTAATAAACAAGAATTTCAACAAGCAAGTGGTGGAATAGTTAAAATATCTTATTTCACAATAAAAATTGTAGAGGGAACTCGAAGTAATTTGCTAACTAATAAATCTTTTATTTTCACGTTGAATAAATATGAACCTGAAGGGTTTTTAGAAGTCTTTTCATTGAGTTATAAAGCGACTACAACTTTTACAAAAATTGCTTATAAGATTTTAAAAAATGAAAGTAGTGTTGAATGTAATGCATTGATAATGGATGTGTTATCTTTAATGTTACAACATAATAGTGGAACTTATAATAATTGGACACCAGGTTATTTTATAGGTTTTTTGGCTAGGATTTATTCAATTTTTACAAGATCAAAACAGTATTTAAATGAAAGTTTAGATACTACTATGCTTTTAGCAGGAGCTATAGGCTTGCCAGATGGTTTTTTCAATATTTTGAAGAAAATGAGTCTGATGACCAATAAAAAAGTCGGTGATCATCCTGGCTTGTTTTTGGAAGGAGTACAATATATTTCTTCGTTTTTTAATAAATTAATTAGTAGTATTCCTTGGATTCCTGAATTTATTAAAAAATTATGTTTTCAATTGTTTTCTTTTGGAAATTTTCAAATGCAAGTAATGGATATGCAAAATAGTTTGTTAACTTGGAAAAATGATAAAAGGATATTAGCTGACCCTTTATTTAGAAAGAAAATTTTTGAACAAAAAGAACAATTGGAAAAACATCCTGATACTGTAGACAAACTTAAAAATGGTATTAATTTTAAAATATTTTACGCTGAGTTTTCTAAAATGGTTTCTAGTGCTAAAGCTTTTGAAAAATGCTCAAGACAAGAACCTGTTTTAATAGTTTTAGAAGGTCCTCCCGGAGTTAAAAAGACGATTGCTTTGTTAAGAATTTTAAAATTGTTAAATTTAAGTGTGTATACTCATATAGTTAAATCTGTTGAAGATGGAAAAGATCACTATGATGGTTATAATAATGAGGACGTATTTGTAATGGATGATATTGGCCAACAAGGAGTTAGTCAATGGAGAACTATAATAAATATGGTCTCTTCTATTAGAATGCCATTAGAGTGTGCATCTGTTGAATTGAAAGATACTAAATATTTTGATAGTAAAGTAATTATTGTAACAACTAATAATTTTTCTAATTTAAATGGGTTGACCAAAAGTGATGGAATTAGTGATATAAAAGCTTTATGGCGAAGAGGGCAAGTTTTTACTTTTATTTCTGAGAAAGAAGTTGAATTTAAACGATTTGACGTTAAAAGTGATAAATGGGTAAAAAATCCTATATTTAATGATAGGTTGTTAGAAAATTTTAAAGGAGATAATTTAGAATTATCTCTTTTTATAACAGCTTATATTAGACGTGCCATAAGTTATTATGATGAACTAATTCAAGGAATCGATTTAACTGATAGTCAAGTGCAAATAGCTCAAGATAGAATTGAAGAATTGTTAACTCAATATTATGATGCTCAAGGATGGACTTCGGCTACTATGACAATAATGACTTATTGGAAACATATTCAAGATTATATGGAAGATTTATTAAATAATATATATGATTTTGTATGTGAACACACTTCGCAAGTAAGTGTATGGATAGTAGGAGTTTGTTTATTCCAAACGTATAGATTTTATTGTGATTATTCGCAAGTCTCAAAAATATCAGAAGACACTAATTTAAGTATAGTCAATGAATGGAATAAAAAGACTATAGGAAAAGGGAAAATGGTCGAAATTCGAGAAGCTAAAATATTGTTGAGTGAAGGAACAACTGGTACTTTAATAGATAGTGTTAAAAAACAAATAAAATTAATAAAAATATTACTTAAAAATAATAGTTTTGAAATTAGTCATTGTGTAGTTTCTGGAACAAAAATATTGTTACCAGCACATGTAGTGTTTGATAGTTTAAATAGTTTAATATTATATAATACGCAAGAAGATTTTGTTAATGAGGTTAGGGCTTTAGATCATTGTCCTTTTAAAATAGTTTTAGATGATAAAATTAACGATATAGCGATTTTAGAAGTTCCGTTGTTAAATAAAACTCCTTATAAAAATATTTCTAACTACTTTAAGTTTAAAAACAAAGTAGCAAGAAATCCATTTTTTGTCTGGTCAGGTGAGTCGGTTAAATTGGAAGGTACATATGTACCTTCTGAAATTTTACCTAAATATTTGACTAGATTTGGAGAAGTAGTAATAACTGAACCTCTGACTTATCAGATGTCTGGAAAAGGATTTTGTGGTTCAGTAATAGTTGATGAAAATGCAGGTATTATAGGATTTCATGTAGCTGGAGACGGAGAATTAGGAGTATCAAAAATTTTTTCTCAAAGTGTTATGGCCAAAATACACAATAGTTTAGATGATGGTTTTTGTTCTGAAATTGTTCTAGAAGAAAGTCCATCGAGTTCTTTTAGTGGCATGATAGCAAGAAGTTCAAAAATATCAGATGGACCTACAAAATCTCATTTAAAACTATCTAAATTTTCAAATTTACATCACAGTACGAAAGAACCTGCCAATTTAAGAAGTTTAGGAGACCATACAGTTAAGAAAAGAGCAGTTAGAATGCATAAGGTTGTAACAACGATCTTATCAGAAGAACTAGAATACATGAGAAGTTTTTTATTGTTCATAATGCCTAATTTTTCACCGATTTCAGAATATGAAGTAATTAAGGGAAATGATGAATTAGCCAGTATTAATAAAGATAGTGTTTCTGGTTTAGATTTTCCGTTGAGTAAGGTTGAATATTTTGATTTTGAAAAAGGTGTTTGTTTAGAAAATTTTAAAACAGATTTATTGCTTTTTAGAAAACAATGTTTAACTAAGTATCCAGATAAAATAACCCAACATCATACTTTAAAGGATGAGTTAAGAACTTTAGAAAAGGTTCAAAAACCTAGAACTTTTGGAGTAGATAGTTTATTAACTCAGTTTGAAATGAAAAGATTAATGGGAAATTTAATGGTCGGACTGAAAAAAGAAAGATGGAATAACGGTTTAGCTATCGGGATAAATCCGTATAAAGATTGGCCTAATTTGTATTCAAAATTATCTAGTTGTAAAATTAATTGGGACGGAGATATAGGTGAATATGATGCAAGCATATCACCACAAATTCAAGTCATCGTTAATGAAGTAGTTAGCAAAAAATTTGTAGGATCAGAAGAAGATAAATTGATATTGGAAAGATTATTGGCTTTAGTTATTCAAAGTTGGGTAATAGCAGGAAATAAATTATTGTTTAAAACGCACGGAGTTTTGTCTGGAATGTGGATAACCAACTTATTTAATAGTCTTTATAATAGATGTTATACTGCAGGCTGGTATTATCGAAATATTGTGAAAAAGTATGGCAAATCAAGATCTGTTTCTAGATTCTTGGACGAAGTTGTAGATTTCGTTCAAGGAGATGATAAAATATGTGGAGCTAGAACAGATGTGGATGTTTTGAATGCTTTAACAATGAGAGATTATTATATCAGTTGTGGAATGACGTTTACTGATGGAGAAAAAGGAATAGTAGAATATGAAAGCAAACCTTTACATGATTGTGTATTCTTAAAAAGAAAATTTGAATTTCATGAAGAATTGCAACAGATTGTAGGGCCTTTGAGTTTAGATTCTATAACAAATTCAATTAGATGGTATAAAGATGATAATGAAGAGGAAGAGATTTTGAAAGACAAGTTTCATGTATATCAACGAGAATTATACTTACACGGCTTAGTAGGAATAAAAATTATAGAAGAAGCCAAAAAATATATAAAAAATAATGACATAAATTTAGAAAGTTTATCACTGGAATATTTAAGGAAAACGTACTTAGATGATCCGGATTATTGGTACGACTTTAGTAAAAGAGTGTCAAATAAAAATTATTAATAATAATAATATAACCTCCAACATTAGTTGGAGAAAATAAATGAGTTTATATACTCATTTCTAGATTAGTAAATGAATTAGATTTACTATATTAAGTTTAAAATGTATATAACCCCCCCC